GAACAGATATGGCTTACATTCCACTACAAATTCCTCCAGGCGTATACAAAAATGGGACTGAATATCAGTCTAAAGGGCGTTGGAACGGCTCAAATTTGGTACGTTGGTACGAAAATACTATACGTCCAGTAGGTGGATGGCGTAAGCGGTCTACTAACCAATTGTCTGGCATGGCTAGGGGCTTGTTAAACTGGAAAGACAATACCTCTACTCGTAGAATTGGAATTGGTACGCATTCCAAGCTTTATGCAATGAGTGAATCAGGTGCTTTGACAGACATTACTCCTGCAACTTTTACTGTTGGAGATCCAGATGCCATAGTAAAGATTGGTTATGGCTATGGATTTTATGGATCTTCTGCCTATGGTGTTGCTAGACCAGACTTGGGATCAATCATTCCTGCCACAACTTGGAGTTTAGATACTTTTGGTGAGTACTTGGTTGCCTGTTCATCTAAAGATGGTAAGTTACTTGAATGGCAATTAAATAACGCAAATGATGCGGCTGCCATTACTAACGCACCAACTAGCTGTACTGGTCTGATTGTTACTCAAGAACGATTCTTGTTTGCATTAGGAGCAGGTGGGAATCCTCGTAAAGTTCAATGGTGTGACCAAGAAAACAATACTGTATGGACTCCTGCTGCCACCAACCAAGCTGGAGACTTTGAGTTAACTACAGTTGGCTCTTTGCAATGCGCTAAACGCATTCGAGGCGCTACTATCTTGTTTACTGATGTTGATGTGCATACTGCCACATACATTGGTCCTCCATTTATCTATAGTTTTGAACGTGTAGGGACGGGTTGTGGTGTCATTTCTAAGCAAGCAGTAGCAACTATTGATAATGCCTGTATTTGGATGTCTGGGTCAGGATTCTGGATATATGATGGTTTTGTAAAGCCATTAACATCAGATGTGGCTGATTACGTGTTCAGTAATATGAATGCCACACAGCAATCAAAAGTATATTGTGTTCACAACTCTACATTTGGAGAAATTTGGTGGTTTTATCCAAGTTCTGCATCTAATGAAATAGATTCTTACGTTTCCTACAATTATCGTGAGAATCATTGGGCTATTGGCACATTAGCTCGTACTTGCGGTACAGATCGTGGCATCTTCAATAATCCACTTATGGTTTCTACAGACGGATATGTTTATGAGCATGAAGTTGGCTTTGACTATGATGGTCAGACATTATTTGCTGAGTCAGGACCAATAGAGATAGGTAATGGAGACAGAACAATTAGTTTGACAGGATTAGTTCCTGATGAAAAGAACTTAGGTGATGTTAAGGCTAGATTTAGTACCAAGTTCTATCCAACAAGCACAGAATATAGTTATGGACCATACACAATGGTTAATCCTACTTCTCTGAGAATTACTGGTAGGCAGATTGCAGTCAAAATAGAAGGAAATACCCTATCTGATTGGCGTCTTGGAACTATTAGATTTGATGGGAAACTTGGCAGTTTTCGGTAAAACTAGCTATTTTCTTGTATAAATATTATGATAGAACATGATACTAACGAATGGCGTGAGATAAGAAATGCCAAACTGTTAGAATGGTTTGGTGGCAACCAAAGTGCTGTAGACTTTTTAGTGGCTTTATCAAGTATTGCTGAGTTATGGGATGACTTAGTAGATAAAGATAAAGAGCCTAGTCGTAAAGAGATAGATGCTGTCTTTTGGAACGCTTTGGTGACGCTACCTACAAATGAGTTCTTTAACGCTAATAGGTCATTTTTAATGCCTTTAGTGATCCAGAGTATAAATGCTTGGCAAGACTCTGTAGAACTTGAAAATGGTAATACTAATGACAGAGCCTATGCGCTCACATTGCGTATTATTTCATTACAAATAGCACCAATGATAGTCTTATTGCTTAGAGGACAAGAAGCAATGAGAGAAACTAGTACGGAAATGTGGCGTTATTTTACGTCACATGATGATGCAATTAAATGGATACAAGGGGAATAATATGTCTCTAGGCGGCTCAAGCGAAAGTTCATCGCAATTAGATCCTGCACTGCGTGATCTATATTTACAAAATTATCAAAGCGCACAAAATGTAGCGTCTAACTTAGGACCTCGTCAATTTGCAGGGTTTAATGCTGACCAACAACAAGCTTTTAATTTAAATAGACTGTACGCTAGTCCATATAGTTCACCATCTTTGTTTGCTACTGAAGCGGCTAATTTGCTAAGACAAGGAGCCACATATCAGCCACAACAAGTAGCATCTCGTGATGTGCAAGCCGCTTTGTCTCCAGCGGCTCAGTTGGGGCGTGGTGCAGTTCGTGATGTTGCTGCAGAACGTCTTGCTGCAGATCGTATTGCGGCAGATCGTGTTTCTGGTGCTAATGTTGCCTCTGAAGCATTAAGGCAAATTGCGCCAGAAGCTCGTGCAAATATTCGTGATATTAGTGCTGGTTCATTCTTGAATCAGAACATTGAACAATACATGAATCCATTTACTAGGGCTGTTACAGATCAAAGCTTGCAAGATTTAGAGCGTTCACGCCAATTGCAACAACAACAGACTGCGGCTCAAGCTACTGCGGCTAAAGCCTTTGGTGGATCACGCCAAGGTGTTGCAGAAGCAGAAACTAATCGTGCGTTTGGAGAGAATGCGGCTCGATTGATTGCTCAACAAAATGCTCAAGCTTATGAAGCAGCGCAACGTGCTTCTGAGGCAGATTTGGCTCGTCAGATGCAATCACAACAACTTAACCAAGCTCAAGACTTAGCGACAACTCAGCAGTCATTGCAATTAGCTGGTCAGTTTGGTTTGGCTAATCAGCAAGCGGCCTTGGAAGCGGCTCGTGCTAATCAAGCAACTGGTTTGACTGCATCACAAGCTAATCAAGAGGCAATGTTAAGAGCCAATCTAGCTAATCAAGGTTATGACTTTAATGTTGGTCAGCTTAATACGCAAAACCAACAACAAGCTAACCTTGCAAACCAAGCTGCTCAAAACCAAATTGCTTTGGCTAATGCACAAAACTTCTTGCAATCTAATTTGGCAAATCAAGGTGCAGGATTACAAGCCAATCAGCAAAGAACAGTAGCTGCAAATCAACTTGCTAGTGCTGCCACTAACTTGCAAAACCTTGGCTTTGCTCAAGCCAATCAAATGCGTGACCAAGGGTTGTTGCAACAAGGATTCACTCAACAACAAATTGATGCAATTCGCAATCTTCCTTTGGAGCAACAGCAGATTCTCAATCAAGCAATGGGTATTAATGTTGCTGGTGGTTCTGGTATGCAACAAACCTCTTCATCAGGCCAAGGTTTGTTTGGTCTATTCAGATAAGGAATTTATATGTTTAATATTGGGTTGTTATCTGATGCCGCATTGACGGGCTTGTCTGATGCTGAAAAAACAGCAATGCAAAAGCAAGCTACTCAACAGTTTTTGATTGGTAGTTTGTTAAGTGGTGATCCTGGTGTTGGCTTTAAGTCAGCCTCGGACATCCCTGCTACTGCAATCTCAATGCAAGATATGTTGCGTAAGAGTCAACAAGCTCAAGCAGATCAAGCGTCTTTAGAAGGTTTCCGAGCTAGGTACACTCCTACTAAATTCCAAGAAGCCAATCCTGAATACATGGGTCCTGTTACGCCAGATCAATTGGCTCAACAAGAGCAAATCAAGGGCGCTAGAGCGCAAGGTTTGCCATTCAATATACAAAATGCTTTGCAAGATGTATTGGCATTGCCTACTGCTGCTCAAAGCGGTATGCGTGAAACTATTACTGCGTTGCAACCAAGAGTCCAAGGCGACTTGTTGATGAACCCTAATATGCAAATCATTCGTGGTTTGCCAACACAAAAAGAGGGTATTACATCTCAATTTAATCCTTTAACTGGTGGTTATGCTGCGGCTCCTGTGCAGAACTATATGCAGTCTAGGATTCTGACTACTCCACCAGAAGTCAGACCTGGACAAATGCTTGGAATTGATGCTTCTGGAATGATTTCTGCAAATGTTATTCCTGGCGCTCCTGCTGCAACTCAGCAATTAAATTATTCTGAGCAATTAGGTAAAGGCCAAGCCCAACTACAAACAACACCTACTAATGTTGTTGTTCCTGGAACTGGTAGAACACAAAGAACGACAGAAGCTGCTGCCATTGGTCAGCCAACTGCTTTGTCTCCTTCTGAGGTGCAAGCTTTTGAAGGCTATAAGCCTATTAGAGAAGCGGCTTTTAAAGGCTTCCAAGCGGCTACAAGTTCTGATGCTAGTTTGCAAAACCTACAAAACATTATTAATCGTGGTGCGTTTGAGCCAGGTAAGTTTGCAGGGTTTAAATCTGAAGCTGCGGCTATTGCAACAGGCTTGGGAATTGGTGGTGATAGAGCTAAAGCAGTTGCTGTTGACTCTCCTTTATTCTTGCAATCTGTTGCTGATGTTGCGTCTGCAAATATTCAAGACTTGGTTGGAGCTACTTCAGACAAAGATATTCAATTTAGTGCTTCTCGTGGCCCACAGATCACGAATCCTAAAGAAGCAGTACAGTACTATTTAGATCTTACTCGTGTTGCTAATCAGCGTAAGAAGGATTATTACAACTATGTAACCAATAATCCTGTTCCTAATGTTGTAGAAAAATGGTCAACAACTCCTCAAGGTAGTTCATCTATTTTTGAAGATCCAAAGTTGCGTAAGTATTTGCCAAGCTTTCCTGTTACTGCTGGTCCTGATAAGGGTAAAACTGCTTATCAACTGCCTAGTGGTATTTTTAGGGTTTATAACTAATGGCTACCAGAGAACAAGTTTACGAATTTGCTAGGCAAGAAGCCCAAAGGCAAGGCGTTCCTTATTCTTTGGTACAGAAAATTGTTGAAACAGAATCTAAAGGCGACTTTAACGCTATAGGACCTAAAACCAAAACTGGTGATCGTGCTTATGGTCCTATGCAGTTAATGGGGGCTACTGCTAAAGATCTTGGTGTTAATAGAATGGAATGGAAAGATAACATCCGAGGTGGTGTTAAGTATCTAAGCCAACTAACACAACAGTTTCAAGATCCTACATTGGTTGCTGCGGCTTATAACGCAGGACCTGGCAATGTCCAAAAGTATGGTGGTGTTCCTCCATTCAAAGAAACGCAAGACTATGTTGAGAAAGTTGTAGGTACAAAGATGGCTACTTTTAGAGATATTGATCCCTCATTGATTGGTCAACCAAGTCCTAAAGTTGACTTGCGAGGTATGGCAACTCAAGATCAACCAAATGTTGGGTATCGTGATATTGATCCAGCATTACTTGGTAAGCAAGTTGTCCCACAAGCACCTGTAAGGCAAAATACAGATTCTATTGCCCGTCAAGTAGGTTTAACTGCTCGATATGGCATGGAAGGTTTGGGACAGGTTGCTGACATTGTTGGATCACCATTGAATATGTTGATTAACAGGGCTACTGGTAGTCAACTAGGAACTCCTAGTCA